TATCTGTTGACCAATGCCAGTGCCTTGAAGAACAAGCGGATCAAGTGATGCGCCAGCGCGACCAAAGAAGTTTAAACCCGTATTTGGATCACGTTTCATAAGTCGCTGACCAAGGTTCATTCCTGAATTATCGGGCTGCATAAAGCTAAGAAGTGACATTGGTTTTTCCTTTGAGGGAACTGGTCTTGGAGACATTGGTGGAACTGGTCTTTGGGTCATGCTTGCTGAAAGCGGATAATTAGCTGGGCGACCATCAGGCAAACGACTAAGAACAGCTTTGATGTAGTTTTGCGTTTCTGGGTAGTTAGGAACACGACCTAATTTCTCTACCCGTGTAGGCCCAGCGTTGTACGCCGCAAGCGCCATATTGAGATCGGGAAAGCGGCTCATCATTTGGCTTAAGTAACGCGCACCACCAGCAAGGTTTTGTTCGATGTCCCTAGGATCAACGCCAAGTTCTTTTGCGGTATCTGGCATTAGCTGCGCTAGACCAATAGCGCCCTTCGGAGACAAGGCATTTGGATTGAAGCGACTTTCTTGCTGAATTAGCGACAGATACAAGTCTTCGGGAACACCCGCCTTACGCGCAGCTTCCCGTGCTAATTGCATGTAATATGCGCGTGTGTTCTCTGCCATTTAGTTTATCCAAACATGCTTGCGCCAACTTGCAGATAGTTGAACAATCCTGGGTTGAAGTTCTGTTGTGTACCACCACCTGTGGTTGTTTGCGATGTGCTGTAAGGAGCCATGCCAAGAGCCTGTAGAGGTAGCTGCATCTTCTGTGTTGGCGCGTTTGCGTAACCTTGATATTGCTGTCTGCCCGCATCGATAAGCTGCTGCATAGCCGCTTGTTGCATTGCACCCTGACGCATTTGCTGGTCTTGGATTTGCTGACCGTAGCCAAATGATTGCTGACCCAGACCTGCAAGCTGACCCGCTGCGCCTAGCTGACGACCTAGATCGGCCTGTGAGGCACCCAGTGCAGTGTTAAATCCTTGTGCGCGTAAACGACCAGCCGCATCTGCCATTTGCTGAGTGTAGCCCTTCATAGCTTCTGCTTCCGCAATGCCCTGACGCGATCCACCAAACGCTCTTGCTTGCTGTGCTTGTGCGCCGATCTGGTTCAATCCCATCTGTGCCGCTGAACCAACGTCACGCAGTGTTTGCTGCACCACTTGGTTTTCGTAAGGGTTTTGATAAGCCGCCATACCACCTGCTGCGGTTTGACCCATGCCTGCCGCTGTTCGTGCCATCGCGCCCTGTTGCGCTGCTGCTGCTTGGCTATATGGATTTGACGCCGCTTGCGTCATTGCTGGGTTTGCACCGCCTGCCATGTTACTTTCCTCTACCTTGGACGCTCACTGGCTGTACGCCAAGAGGTGATGTTGGTTGATACTGTTGTACCGCGAAATCTGGTGTTCCTTCAGGAACTACGTTTGCACCCTGTACACCTGTCACTGGGTTCATAAAGAACGTATCCATGTATTGCGCTTGCGCTGGGCGATACTGGCGTAAATTCTCTACTGATTGCTCAAACACTGGGGCTGATGAATAACCTTGAACGCCGCCTGCAAACTGTGTCGCCTCTGGCATGTACTGACCCGCGCCCGTACTCATGCCAAACGCCCCTGCTGCCTGCTGAGTATTCTCAAAGCCTGCCTGCTGCATAGGTGTAAATGCTGCAACGTCTGGCCCGTAGTAAGGGACATACCCAATGTTAGAAAGCTGATCCGCTAGTGCAAGGTTTTGCTTGGAAGCATCTTCAATATACTGCGGTATATCTTGCGTCACCGTTTGTGGTGCAGCTTGTTGGATTGTTGTTGTACCGCCTTTAGACATTACTCAATTTCCTTTTTGTATGTGGCGTATAATGGCTCCCAGCCATTTGCCATCAACGGTTTTTTCCAACCAAATCTTCCTGTCATTGTAGCATTTTCGCACCCTTGTGCCAACGCCCATGCAGTAACATCGTTATTCATGTCCAATATCTGGTCTAATTCACCACCAGCTAAGAACACGTTTAACACCTTTTTTCTAGGATATACCACAATTTCAGTAACAATACACCCCCTTGGGGCAGGCCACAATTGCATGTTGCCAGTATTCACCGCATCCACAATATCTTGATATTCGTGTGTGCCATTGGCATATTCCAACGCCGCCTCAATCCAAGGCCGACACCGTTCCAAGTGATCTATGGGTGTTAGATCGTTCATCCGTGCATCCTTGTGATGTGTAAGGTTGTGGCTGGTGCTGCTGGGGAAAACGCTGTTGCCGCTGATGCATCTAAGAAGCCCGATGTACCATCGACAGCCCACATGACCTGCAATTCATCACCCGCAGATACGTCAAACTTTGCGGCACGGGAAACAACCACAGTAGCATCATTTTGATGCAATGAATAAACAATCGTGTTGTTTGGCGCATCTGTACCGTTCAGTTTAGGCCAGAAGTAAAACTTTACTGTGCTAGATGACGTTGATGAAATCTGCGCAGAAAACATAACCAAGTATTCACCAGCTTCGCTAAACACAATCTTGCTGTTGTCGGTAGCATCACGATCAATTCCGACATTCCCCGTGGGCGCATCATACGTTATTGCGTAGGCTGTATTAACCGCTGCCGCTGTTACATCAGTTGTGCGATAGAATGAAGCGTGGCCATCTTCTAAAACCACCTGCACAAAAGCACCATCTTTCGAAACAACAGGATATTTGTTAGCGCGATCCCAAAGGATAACACCATCCTCAGAAGGATTATCGTCCGCTGTTTTTTGTCCTAGCTTTGCAAGATTGCGCTGCAAATATGACGAAAGCTGCCGCCCCCACTGGCGTAGGTCTGGGCCTAGAGGGGGTAAGATTGGGCTTGGCACTAGCGTTTACCCCCAGCAATTGTGTCTATTCGCATGTTCCCCACTTTCCATTGGGTTGCGCTTTGACCTTCAACACGCATACGAAGCTGACGACCAGAAAAACGAACACTTGTTGGATTGGCAGGCGTGTAAGGCCCGTGGGTAGTTTCAGTCGCGTTAGGATAGAAACGTGTCTTGAAGGTTACGTTTACGTCACCCTGTGTTATTTCATCAGGTATTAGCTTCGTAACCTTTGCAATATTATCGCCTGCACCAAGGCTAATTGGCCCACTTTCAGCAAAGGTTGTTTCGTTATCAAAGTTGTAGCCAACCTCATGGTCATAAATATCACTATCTGAATTGTGACCTGCCATGATGGGATATTGGAAAACGCCGCCCTGAATACCTGCTGTGCGGGACATTTCTCCAATTAGCCAATGGTTTTCTTTGTAATCAAACGCAACATAGCGATCTATTTCTATGCTTCCAGAAGAAGGATAAAACCACCATATTTCGCCATTTTGACCGTTTGCAAACGACCATACCTTTGAAATCTGGCCTACGTTGATATCACCAAACACATAATCATGAACATCGCACGGTATTTCTTGCACGGAGTTTCCGTCAAACCTAAAGAAACCGCTTTTACCCATCCAGAAAACGCCGATATCTACATCAGATGCAGATTTCCTTGAAACAGCACCGCAAGACGTTCCTACGCGCTCAAAGCCATAAACGTATGGTGGGCCTAGATAACGTGCTGTATGCGCGTCTGTGTCCGTTATAATGAGTGTCTGACCGCGTGTACGAATGCCCTGCATAATCTGGCCAGATGTTTGCAAATCAATATCGCCAGCTTCGTTTGTGGCGGCTGGTGTCCACAGTGTATTGTTCTCACGATCACACCATTGAACACGCCTTGGATTACCACCCGCACCAAGAGCAAAAACAAAGCGCTCCTCTGTTACAACCAAGCCAACATTGTTGATTGGCGCATTGGGCAACGGTCTTGCATGGGTAACATTACCATCTGAATTGATGTCTGTAGAATAAAACGTGTAGTTAAACTGTATGCTGTCAGCAGTTACTGCGCCAAAATAAAGTGTTGCTGTTCCGTCGTCATCCGCGACAAAGCTACCATCTACTGTCGGCGTGGGTGGAACGCCAGAGCTAGGCTGATATGTGCTACTGGAAAAATATGTGCCAGTAGTTCCGTTATCATAATTCACGGATACATAGAAGTTGTAATTCACATTGGTAGCAGCACCAAAAATTACTTTTGTTATGTATTCTGCGCCCCTTTTTATCGGGATGTTTGAGTGGCGACGAAATGTCGATCCATAGGTGCCATTAGCATTTGCGCTTTCTATCCCCGAACTTGCGGGGTTTTGGTTATCTGGGAAAAAGCTAGTTGACCAAGTAAAGTTAGGATTTGATGATGTTGTAGTTGTAACCGCAGCGTCATCCATCGGGAAATAAGTTCCTGATGTCGGGACACTCAAATCCCATTCTAATATTCTGCCATCGTCATAATGAAGGCCCAAAAGGTATTCACCCCAGTTATCTAAGGCCCACGTTGTAGCCTCTTGCGGCACCGTGTTCTGTGTTACCTGTCTTGGTTGACCGTAAATACCATAGCCGTAACTGCCACCGCCATAACCGACATTCGCCGCAGCATCCTCACGACCTGTTGCCAGATCATCTGGGGTGACGTTGTACAGAGTGCCGCCACCTGTCATAACAATCAATGCATCATGCGAAGCGCCAGAAAGCCATACGCTACCGTTGTTTGTTTCCCACGCATGTAAGCCACGAATAGGATTAGTCGCAAAAGATGTTTTACGCTCACGCCAACCACCAATTGGACGCAATGAGTTGTCACGCCAACGAACTAGCGATCCGTCACGCCAACGCCCTGCCTGCTCTAAATCAGTCCCGTTTCGATAAAAACCTGCGGGAATATCTAATGGTACTAACGTCATTTATTTCACCATTTACCTAGTGGGCATTCAGCGCTGTTGATGCGTGTCTTAGCAGGCATAATGCAGTTACATTCACCGCACATAAACAATAGAGATTTATACGACGAACATGCCTTGCAAACATCCATTCTTTGCGTAGCTTTTTCAGAGGATGCAAGCGTACCCTCTGGGCAATCTATCTCCACTTGCTCACCATCAATATCTTGCCAGCAACGAAGCCCGTGAACTGGGAAGTCTTGTGATGTGTTGTCGTCTACCATCTGTTTGCCCTTACGTTGAACCGTAGATTGTGCCGTTGTTTGTTAGGCTTGCGTAAGTACCAGTAATAGCCGCACCACCTGCACCTGCACCTGAACCCGTGCCAGCCGCACCCCAACCACCGCCGCTATTTGTGACGTTTTCTGATGCGCTTAGAATAGAGCCGCCTGTGCCGCCGAAGCCTGTTGCAACGATCACGCCGCCGTAGTTAATTGTGACACCTGACACCGTACAAGGTGGTGGGCCTCCACCCGTGCCAGAGCCGACACAAGAACCACTAGAACCCGTTGTCGTACCACCTGATCCCGCGTATGCACCCTGATTGCCACCAGCCGCATATGTAATTGTAGCTACTGATGGGCCACAGCAACTTGCAGTGACTGTACCGCCCTCTGAACAGCCAAAGGTAACACTGCCGCATGAGCTATAGGTCACGTTAGAAGAACTGGCTGCTGGGCCTGCGGTATTAGGTAATGATTGGCCTGCGCCACCGCCGCCACCTGTCGATGCCCCTCCACCGCCACCGCCAGCAATAAACGCTCCAGAGTTATTTGTTATAGTTACGCTGTCAGATGTAGTAATCTCCACAGCATCACCACCGTCTTGCCCCGCTGAGCCGCCTCTACCTGTAATAGCACCACTGTTGTTAATGGTTACACCGTTAGGGAAGCTACCTGCTATGAGCATACCCGCAGTAGCGGTAGTGGTTGAATACACTGTAGTACCAGAGTTTACATTAATGGCTAGAGGCTCATTACCATCCCAACCGTCAGCTATTGCTAACGCTCTAACATCTATATTTGAAACATCAGATGCTAATGCAAGTGCATACTCTCTTGCTGCGCCGTACCATTCTGAAAAACGCGCCTGCGCACCAGCGCCTTTGGCTATCAAATCACGGATGTCTGCATCATTGAGGCTTACCTCAGTACCCGTAGTACCACCCGCCTCAACGTGTATGTCATCTAGGGATATTGCACCACTGGTCTGTAGAGCCATTAGATTGTTCCATAAGCTGTGACGTTTCCGACTACTGTTAAATCACCGTTTGCTTCTAGCTTCATCTTGTTTGTGCCGCCTGTCGCAAAATAAAGAACACCAGAACTTTCTGTAATAGTCCAATCACCCAAGTCTACAGTTGTTATATTGGCTGTTGTAATGGTTGCCGTAGGGATTGTTGCAGTCCCTGTAAATGTCGGACTAGCCAAAGGCGCTTTTGCATCTAACTGCGTCTGTATATTACTTGTGACGCCATCAACGCGATTAAGTTCTATTGTTGTAGGCGTCAAGCCATCCAGCTTGTTTAGCTCTGTGGCAGACGCTGTTACAGCAACACCATCAACTTTCCATCCCGCTCCTGTTGTAACTACATTTGGCGTAGTTTCTGCGCCACCATTGTGCGCACTAACTATGTCATCCAGCGCGGTATTTAACTTTGTACCCCAACCGTCTGCGTCACCACCGACTGTTGGCTTTGTTACACTAAAAGTCATGTCTCATTCCTCTGTTACAAGAACAATACCACGCTACGCAGCATCCGTCCATATTTCTGCCGACACAGCCTGCTCTGTCCAAGTCTCTCCATCCACAACAGGCTCCAACCAACCGCGCACGATAATGTCCTTACCTGCATAAACATATGACCCTGCATTTGCAGCTATATTCATGTTCTTAGTAAAGTTGAAGTTTTGCCCCGTTGTGGTGTAAGAGCCACTTGCGACAATCATTTTAACGCCAACAGAGAAAGCCGCATCTGCGCCTGTCAATGCAAACGAACCTGACGCTAAATCAACATTCATCGCAATGACTGTGCCGATGTCATTACCAGTTAAAGCAAACGATCCAGCGTCAAAACTTTCAGAAATATCAACGTCTATTTCTTGGCCAGTTACTGTGAACGTACCACTGTCTGCGCCTATGTTGTATGCGGCAAACAATCCGACATCTTGACCAGTAAGCGTAAACGATCCCGCCGTGACAACTTCGCTGATGTCTACATCAATTTCTTGGCCTGTGACGGTAAATGTACCTGCGTTTGCCAGAATACTGACATGCACAATGTACGTCTGATCTTGCCCTGTGACAGTGTAAGACCCTGTTGTAGTCTTTAACGCATAACCGCGTGTTGAACCTGCGTCCTGACCAGTAAGGGTAAACGTGCCAGCATCAACGGACACGCTCATTACTTTTGTGAAATCAGCAGCGCGGCCATCAAGCGTAAATACGCCTGTCGGTGCTACGTCTGTAATTAACTTGCCTGCGCCCTGATAGCTTACCGCATAGCTGCCCGCGTCTACTTCGAACGTCAGACCCTGTAGGGCGCTTGTTGCGCCTAGCGGGGTTGCGGCTATGGGGGTAAAGCCAAGCATGTACTACATCCTATTCAGGTTTTGTGGGCCAAGTAATGTTTACTGGGAAGCCATCTTGCTGCGGAACATCACGCAAAGCCTGACGGTAATCCGTTTCAGCTTGGGTCATCGTGCGGTCAGCTACAGCCCACCAAT